TGAAGAGACGCAATTTATTTCTAGCGACAGAACTCATATTAGGGGGAATGATTATGAGGCGCGTTCATAATGGCTAGCTTGGATGACTGTGCAAATCACCTTGGAGTTCAGCAACCAACGCTAACAAGGTTAATAAAAGAAGGTATAATTGATAAGCAAGATCGGGGCAAATACGAAGTTGATGCGGTTCGTTTGCAGTATCTAAAGCACATTCGCAATCTTGCCGGTAATAACAACAACAATCTGGAATTAGGTGCAGAACGAGCGAGACTAGCAAAAGAGCAAGCTGACGCCAAGGAAATGGAGAATGCTGTCGAGCGCGGTGATCTGGTCTATATAGAAAAAGTAGCAAGACAGTTTGAACAACAGTTGACCAAGACTAGGAATAAACTTCTGGCGGCTCCAACTAGGGTAGCAGCCGAAGCCCATGCAGCGGCAACCGTGAAAGAAGTACGAGAGATAATAGAAGTAGCAATAATTGAAGCATTAGATGAATTGGTCGGATACAATAAAGAAGCGGCAAGAGCGCAAACTTAAACGGCGTTTAGATGAAGCAATCAGGACGGCATTAAAGCCGCCGCCAAAGTTGACTGTAAGTAAGTGGGCTGATCAATATCGTGAACTATCATCTGAGAGTTCAGCCGAAGCCGGTAAGTGGTCAACAAGTCGTGCAGAATATCAGCGCGGCATGATGGATGCTATCAGTGATCCGGATATTGAAAACATCGTATTAATGACGGCTGCACAGATCGGCAAAACAGAACTGATCAATAATGTTGTCGGTTTTCACATCCATCAAGATCCTGCGCCAATGTTAGTTGTGCAGCCAACACTGGAAATGGCGCAAACTTGGTCGAAGGATAGATTAGCTCCGGCCATAAGAGACACGCCAGTTCTGTCGGAGAAGATTGGCGATCCAAGAGCAAGAGACAGTGGAAACACAACTTTGCATAAAGTGTTTGCCGGTGGTCACGTTACAGCTTGCGGTGCAAACTCTCCGTCATCACTCGCATCGAGGCCATGCCGAATAATCTTATGCGATGAAGTTGATCGCTATCCAATATCAGCCGGAACTGAAGGTGATCCGGTTGCGTTGGCTCGAAAGCGATCTGCAACATTCTGGAATAGAAAGATCATCCTTGTTAGCACTCCAACTGAAAAAGGTGCATCAAGAATAGAAGATGCTTATGCAGAAAGTGATCAACGCAAATACTTTGTGCCTTGTCCAGATTGTGATGAACATCAAGAACTGAAGTGGAGCAATGTGCAATGGACGGACAGCAAGCCGCAAACGTCTGAATATATTTGCGATTGTTGCGGTTCTGTTTGGAATGATGCAAAGCGGTTTCAAGCTGTTCGATATGGAGAATGGAGAAAGACGGCTGAAGGTGATGGCAAGACTGCCGGTTTCCATCTGTCGGCTTTATATTCACCTTGGACACCATTAGAAGATATTGTTCGTGATTTCTTGGCGTCTAAGCGTGATCCGATGCGATTGCGAACCTGGATAAATACAACTTTAGGTGAGACATTCGAAGAGCAAGGCGAAAGAATAGATGAATATGATCTATTCGAACGGCGTGAAGATTGGCCGGATGATGTGCCGGAAGGTGTCGTTGTATTAACAGCCGGTGTTGACGTTCAGGATGATCGACTTGCGTTTGAGATATTAGGAACTGGAAGCGGCCATGAAACTTGGTCAATTCAGTATGATGAAATATATGGCGATCCATCCAGTTCGGAATTATGGCAAAGATTAGATGAAGTCCTCAATCAGACATTTGTGCATCCGGTAAGAGGTGAAATGATAATCAGATCAACTTGTGTTGATAGTGGTGGTCACTACACGCAACAGGTTTATAATTATGCACGGCAAAGAGCCGGAAAACGTGTGTTTGCTATCAAGGGTATTGGTGGAGAGGGCAAGCCGATTGCCGGTAAGCCAAGCAAGAATAACATAGGTAGAATAAATCTATTTCCTGTCGGAACGGATACGGCTAAAGAATTAATATTTGCTAGGTTAAAGATAACTGAAGAAGGGGCCGGATATTGTCACTTTCCGTTCAACCACAGTGAAGAGTATTTTCGTATGCTGACATCAGAAAAGAAGGTCACAAAATACTATAAAGGGCGTCCAAAAAGGGAATGGGTAAAGATCAGACAACGTAATGAAGCCTTAGATTGCAGGGTTTATGCGATGGCTGCACTAGAATTAATGGGATTAAACATCGAACACCTTGCAAAACAGGGCAAAAATAAGGTAAAATCAAGTCAAGCAGTTCCAAAGAGGCGCATATTTAAACCGCGTCCAAATAATTTTGTAACAGGATATTAGCATATGGCAAATTTATTTGACGCTGATAATGCACCTAAAGAAGTTCCACGAGCCATTGTTATCGGTGATCTTGTCCAATTCAAGCTAACAGAATACTCAACAGATTATCCGAATACATCACACTCGATGACATTCATGGCGCGATCTGGAACTGGCGCAAATGTTGAATTTAGTATTGCGGCAACAAACAGCGGTGATGATTATATATTTTCGGCTAGTAGTAACGCGACTTCAGCTTTTACAGCCGGACTTTATCATTATCAGATTGAAGTGCTTGAAACCAGTTCAAACAATAGACTTATCCTTGATCAAGGTGAGTTGGATGTTACCGTTGATCTGGACGTTAATGCTGTCGATCCAAGAACTCATGCGGAAAAGATGCTGCAAAAGATCGAGGCTGTATTAGAGAACCGTGCAGATGCAGATGTGTCTAGTTATAGCATTGCAGGAAGATCATTAACCAAGATGTCACCAGAAGAGTTATTGACTTGGCGCGATACCTACCGGCGCGAGGTGAAAGCATATAGAAGAAAACTTGACGTTAAGCATGGACGCAGAACGTCATCCACAGTTTTGATGAGGTTTTAATATGGGTTTGTTTGATTTCCTATCATTTCGAAATGAACAGCCTGAAGTACAGGTTAAGAAAAGAAGCCGTAGACGATTAAGGCAATATGCCGGAGCTAATCAGGGCAGATTATTCAGCGACTTCGTTGGTTCTAGTTTTTCGGCTGATAGTGAACTTCGAACGAGCTTGCCAGTATTACGAAACAGAAGCCGTGATTTGGCTAGGAATAACGAGTATGCAAAACGCTTCCTAAACCTAATCAAAACTAATGTTGTAGGTGAAAAGGGGTTTTCACTACAAGTTAGAGCAAGGAATGAAGATAGATCGCTTGATGCGGCAGGGAATACTATTCTGGAGAATGCTTTTCGTGCATGGGGCAGAATGGGAAATTGTGACGTAACCAGTCGAATGTCTTGGCTAGACTGTCAAAGGTATGTCGCTGAAACCTTGGCTCGTGATGGTGAAGTATTCGTTAAGTTCGTACAAAATAAGCGTTTCCGTGATGGCTTTTCTTTGCAGTTCATCGAAAGCGATTTGGTTGATGAGGGTAAGAACGGCAAGGCTGAAAATGGCAATACTGTCAGAATGGGTGTTGAGATAGATGAGTTTCATAAGCCGGTTGCGTATTATGTTCTCACTGCCCATCCGAATGATACTCTAAATTTCAGCACGAAAGTAGAAAGAAAGCATATTAGAGTTCCGGCAAGGGAAATGCTGCATTTATTTATTCCACAGAGAACGCATCAAAGTCGAGGCGAACCGTTTATGTCTCCGGCGATTTCATCTCTTAAAATGTTGCATGGTTATCGTGAAGCTGAATTGATTGCGGCAAGAGCCGCAGCCGCTAAGTTCGGTATTATTACAACGCCAGACGGCGATGAATTTGTTGGTGATGATCAGACTGAGGATGAGGTTCCAGTGATCGACATGGCTCCGGCTTCTGTCTATCAGTTGCCAAGTGGACACGACTTCAAGATGATTGATCCGGCGCATCCGACATCAGCCTTTGCAGATTTTGAGCAAGCAGTTTTGCGTGGTATCGCATCAGGTTTGAATGTCAGTTATACGAGCCTATCAAATGATCTAAAGGGTGTTTCTTATTCTTCTATTCGACAAGGAACTATAGAAGAGCGTGACCATTATAAAACGCTGCAATCATTCCTAATTCAGCATTTTTGTGAACCGGTTTTTCGTGCTTGGTTAGATAGTGCTTTGACATTTGGTGAAGTTCCTATTCCTATTGGCAAGTTTGACAAGTTCAGTGATAATATCCATTTTCGTGGACGCGGTTTTTCATGGGTTGATCCACAAAGGGAAATCAATGCCCATGTAACAGCATTATCAAACGGTATTGTAAGCATGAATGATATAGCGGCTAATTATGGACGCGATGTTGAAGAGCTATTTGCACAAATTCAGTCCGACAAAGAAATGGCTGAAAGATATGGTTTGAGTATGGCGTTTGAACCATTTGGGCAGAAAGCACCAGTTCAAGCTGAAGTGAGTGATGGCGATGGCGAGTTATAAACCGACACAAGCAATGAAAGAGGATGCACAACGTGGCTTGGATTGGCGGCGCGAGTTTGGACGCGGTGGAACTGAAGTCGGGATTGCTAGAGCTAGAGACATTGTGAATGATAGGGAACTGTCAGAAGATACAGTAATTAGAATGTATAGCTTTTTCAGCCGACATGAGGTTGATAAGCAAGCCGAAGGATTTAATCAGGGTGAAGATGGTTATCCATCAAACGGACGCATCGCATGGTCTTTATGGGGTGGTGATGCCGGATTTACTTGGTCAAAGAATATTCGTGATAGCTTGGAGAAAGAAGATCGAGGTGTCAGGGAAATAACTGATGCCATTCGTGAAGGTTTGCGAAATAAGGTCAAGGATCATAATGAAGATGTTGGCGATGTTGCTAGTAAGAGAACCAATCTAAGAACACTTTCATCCGTGTTTAATAGAGGTATTGGCGCATATAAGACTAACCCACAAAGTGTTAGACCAAATGTCACTGGCCCAGAACAATGGGCATATGCTAGGGTAAACAGCTTTCTTTATGTGTTAAGAAATGGTAGGTTTCGATCAGGCAAGCACGACACAGATTTACTTCCGGAAGGTCATCCAATGTCTACAAAGCGATCTATTGAAGTCCGTCAAGAGACTGTAACTTATAAAGTTATAGTGAAGCCAGGTGAAAATGAAGCCGGTGAAGGTAATAAATATTATATCGAGGGAATGGATGAAGTTTCTCCATCATTATCTTTGATCGAAGGGAATACATATAGATTTGATCAGTCAGATGAAAGCAATATGACCCATGATTTGCGGCTGTCGGAAACAGAAGATGGAACGCATAATGATGGTGAAATATATTCGGATAATGTCGTTATGAATGGCGATGCCGGATCAGATGGTGCATATTTGGAAATAACTATTGATGAAGATACACCAGATTTAGCATATTTTTGCTTAAACCATTCCGGAATGGGTTCGGTGATTAATATTATTAGGAGTGCAGAAATGGATGAAGAAGAAAGAGACATAGAAGTTGATTTATCTAATGATCGTTTCAGCCGTGAAGATATGAACACGCGCTATCATTATATGGATAAAAAAGATAAGGCGATAGATACTGACAGCCGAAGGGTTAAGGTTGGTGTATCTAGTGAAGAGCCAGTTGAACGATCTTTTGGATTGGAGGTCATTGATCATACTAAAGCAAGTATGAGTTTAGACTTCTTAAACAGTGGACGCGCACCTTTATTGCTAGACCATGATATGGAAAAGCAAATCGGTGTAGTCGAAAGGGTTGAACTCGATGAAGATGCGCGGCGTCTCCGTGCAGAAGTACGCTTTGGAAAAAGTGGACTTGCTTCAGAAGTGTTCGATGATGTTACTGATGGCATCAGACAAAACATCAGTGTAGGTTATCGAATTGATGGCCGAATAAATCGTGATGACGATCCTGAAGATTATTACAGGGTAGCCACCACACCAATGGAAATCAGTATCGTTTCAGTACCGGCAGATCAGTCAAATCTGGTGGGTGTTGGCCGATCTGTTCCGGCACAAACTAAAACTCAACCATCTATGGAGGATGTAACTATGACTGATGAAGTCAAAAATGACATCAATCTGGATGCTGTTAAAGCTGAAGCAGTTAAGGCAGCAAGAAAGAATGATGCGGAAATCCTAACAATCGCAGCAAAACACAATATGCGTGACTTAGGTAATGAAGCGATAGCAAAAGGCATGAACGTGGATACATTCCGTGGTTCATTGCTAGAAGCAATCGGTGACAAACCACTAGACGTTGCTCCTGCAACTGTTGATCTACCTGTTAAAGAAAAGCGTGAATATTCATTGGGCCGTATGGTTCAGGCGCAAATTTCAGGCGATTGGCGCAAAGCAGGGTTCGAGCGCGAAATGAACGATGAAATCGCAACACGAGTTGGACGCGATGCAGAGGGAATTTATGTTCCTGATTTTGCATGGCAAAAGCGTGGTCCGTTATCTACAGCGGCAACTGGCGGTTCAGGTGCAGAAGTTGTATTTGATGACTTCGTACCAACTGCACATCGTGGCGATATGTTCATTGAAGCACTTAGAGCGCAACAAGTTCTAAGCGGTCTTGGAACAACATATATGAACGGCTTAACTGGCCGGATCAAAATGCCAAAGATGGCAACTGGTGCTAATGCTGCATTTGTAGAAGAACTAGCAGATGTTGGCGATGGAGCCGGTACAGATGGCGGTGTAACATTGCAGCCTAGAACAATGGGTGCATTTGTTGACTTGTCACGTTTGTTGATGATGGAAAGCGTTCCGGCGATTGAACAAGTAATTCAAAATGACTTGCTTCGTTCAGCGGCAGATAGAACTGAGTTCTATGCAATCCAAGGTTCTGGTTCATCAGGACAGCCAACAGGTATCTTGAATACATCAGGTGTTAATGATCTTGATATTTCAGCGAATACTGATGTTGCTGCACTAACATGGGCTGACATCACTGCATTAGTTAAGTTGGTGGAAGAGGACAACGGCGTTGTAAATAGTAACGCTCTTGGTTTCTTAACACACCCATCAGTGAAAGCTAAAATGGCACAAACTGTCAGAGTTGCATCAAGTGATAGCGTTATGTTGTTGAATGATCCTTGGAATAATCTTTACGGTTATCCGGCTGCATTTAGCTCAAACGTGCCAACAACACTTGATCCAGGTGATGGTGGTAGTGATGCGGCTGCAATGATTTTCGGTGATTTCTCACAGTTGATTATTGCTCAGTTTGGCGCACCTTCAATTCTAGTTGATCCTTATACTGGCTCAAGAGCCGGAACAGTTAGAATGGTTCTTCATGCAGAACTTGACGTTGGTGTTCGAAACGCGGTTAGCTTCGGTATTACAAACGAAATTGATCACTCTTAATAAGTTAATCGGTGGGGCAGAAATGCCCCATCATCCTTAAAAGGAAGGTAATATTATGAAGGTAAAGATTTTGCAGAAGTGTTTCACTGGGTTCGGTGGTAACATGATGGCCGGTGAAGAACATGACTTGCCAGAAAAGACAGCCGAAAAGCTAATCAAGCGCGGTTATGCTGAAGCAGTTACAGCGGCTAAACCAAAGGCTAAAGCAGCCAAAAAGACAACTCGATCAGTCGGGTTGGAGAAATCAGAAACTAAGCTAGAAACGCCAGAAAGCGATAAATAATGGCAATAGGTTTTGCAAATGATCTGACTTCATTGTTTGCGATTGAGGACTTTGCTTCAACAGCAACTTATCAATCGGCTGATCTTCTCGGCATCTTTGACAATGAAACAGTTCCAATGGATGCCGGTGGCACTGCACAAGTCCACCAAGAGCAACCGCGTTTCACTTGCAGAACCACAGATATTTCTAGCATTGCCGCAGGGCAAACATTAGCCGTCAATTCGGTAACTTATAAGGTAATTGCTTGGCTGCATGACGGAACTGGCGTCACAACTATACAACTAGAGAAACAATAGATGGCGCACGTTAGACAACAGATAAGGGATGCAGTAGCTTCCAGACTTACATCACAAGTAAGCCTAGTTAGCAGCCGTGTTTTCACTACTAGGGTGCATCCTTTAAATGAGGCATTATTACCGGCAATAAGCGTTTATACTGGCAGCGAAAGCAGTGAACGATATACAGCCGGTGTTACAGATATGAACCGCGAATTATCATTAGAAGTTGATGTTTACGTTAGAGAGACAAGCAGCTTCGATGATGATTGTGATGCGATAGCGGTTCAAGTTGAAGAAGCAATGGCCGGTGATTTCACTATTGGTGGACTTGCTAAAAGTTCAGTGCTAACTTCAACGGAAATTCAGTTTGATGGGGAAGCCGATCAAATCTTG